GGCTGAAACCATGCAGGGCTTTGTATCCGATGTGCACGATGGGGATACGGTTAAATTCACGCAGGGCAAGGAAACTTACAAAATCAGGCTGGCGCATATTGACGCGCCCGAACTTGACCAGCTATATGGATACGCCTCCAGAACATCGCTCATACAACTCACCCTCTTTAAGCGGGTGGAGGCGCGGTGTACCAATAAAGACCGCTACGGGCGGCATCTATGCACGCTACTGGTTGATGGTATAGACGTTAACGCAGAACAGGTCAATCGCGGCATGGCGTGGGCGTATCTGCGCTATGCGCCCAAAGGGACACCTCTAAATGGCATCCAAGCCGAAGCTATGGAGCGCAAGCGTGGACTTTGGAGTGACCCGCATCCAGAGGCACCGTGGGACTACCGGCGCAACGCTAGGGATTAGTTTTGGTAGATTTATGCGAGATGCTTGAGTTGCTATTTTCGTGCCAGTTGTCGGAGAGCGCATATTGGTCAATAGCGGCGTTGAAGTATTCCCCGACAGCAAGCCAATCCGAGCGCATGGCGCTCAAATCTTGTTCCGCTGGTGTTAAATGTTTTTCCTGCGGTTCTGCTAACGCAGGAGTGGGGGTGAAACGAACAGGCGAAGCGAGTCCCAAGTAAAAATCAGACAACATTCCTCGTAAAGTCAAATTAAATTTCATATCCAATTTTATAGTTGCTGGTGGGCGCGTAACCAATCTTTGAGGGCTGCATCAATGCGGGTTTGCCACCCTGCGCCGGTAGCACGAAACGCATCCATCACTTCGGGGGACAGCCTGATTGTGGTTGCCTTTTTAGTAGGGCTTTTTTGAGGCCCACGCGACTTCATGCCTAGTGTTTTTTGCAGTTCAAGTGGCAACACTTCGTGCGCCGGTTTGAATACGCCTTTGCTGACGTTCGATAAGTCGCTCACTTCACCGTTAACGTCAATTTCTGGTAATCGGGTAGCCATTTTTTAATCCCTCACGTTGGTTTGCTTTACGAAAACTGATAACTCTAATTCCGTCACTTATCGGAGAAAAACAGAGTACGTGCAACCTTTTATCCAAGTAGCCAATCGCAACATAGCGTATTTCAGGATACGGCTTGCGTGTGTCCTGCCAAATGTACGAAGTGTCAAAGTCAAATTCCGATGCACGCTGGAACGATAAACCTCTTTCTCGTATGTTGGTTTCGTTCTTTGATGTATCAAATTCAATAATCATAATGGCATATTGTAGTAACAATTTGGGTGTTTGTCAATATAAACACAAGTCCCACCCGCTTTACAAGCGAAATTTCACCGTTATGTCGTTTTCAAGTAACTAACCACAATCCTGTAAATTCTTGAGGGCGCATTATGCGGAAAACTTGGTACGACATTAAGGCACTCGCCAACGACACGGCTGTTATTTCCATCTATGACGAAATCGGCATGTGGGGCGTGACTGCCAAAGATTTTATTGAGGGCTTGTCGGCGGTTAAGGCGGGGTCTATCAGTCTTGAAATCAATTCGCCTGGCGGCAGTGTGTTTGATGCACTGGCAATCTTCAATGCGCTGAAAAACTCCGGCAAGCAGATAACCGTCAAGGTGATGGGTATTGCTGCAAGTGCGGCAAGCTACATCGCAATGGTAGGCGACAAAATCACCATGCCTGAAAACACATTCATGATGGTGCATAACCCGCTAAACGGTGTCTATGGCAATGCGGCTGATATGCGCGAAATGGCCGATGTGTTGGACAAGGTGGGTAACAGTTTGGTTGCCACATACGTTGCTCGTACCGGTCAGTCTGATGCTGAAATCCGCGACCTGCTTGCCAAAGATAGCTACCTCACTGCGGCTGAGTGCTTGGAGTTGGGTTTTGCTGATGAAGTGACACCTGCCATGAAGGTGACTGCCAAGTTTGAGCGCGAACACTTGCCGGAGCATATTCAGGCGCTTTTCAAAACGACTGAGGACAAACCCGCTGGTGAAGAACAAAAGCCGGTTGAAGAAGTCAAAGAGGAACCTGTAGCGTTTGCAACGCAGATTGAAGCGGCAGCAACCCAGGCAGGGTTAAGCCCCTACGCAACTATGTGGGCGCTGGACGCTTCCATCGACTCGATGGACAAATTGCAGAACCGCATCAAGGAAGCCAAGGAAATCGTCGCATTGTGCGCGGTTGCCAAGCAGCCTGAAAGTGCGGAGGGGTTCATTGCTTCGGGCAAAACGCTTGCCGAAGCCCGTTCTTTGTTGTGTGAAATGCTGGCGAAGTCTGATGACAAGTCGCGGGTTGACACAACTTCACAGAGCAGCAACAAGCCGACTTGTGGCGTGCAGTCGTCGGCTGTGAAAACGGCTGATATTTGGGCTGCGCGTCGTTCTTTAGGAGTTAAACATCATGGTTAATTTTGTAGAAGGGTTCCACACTGGCGAATACTTGGTTTCCGAAGCCGAGGGTACGCTGAGTCGTGAAGAAGTCACTGTAACCCAATCTGGCACCGCACTGGTATCGGGCACTGTGTTGGGTAAGGTCACTGCCACTGGCAAGTACAAGCCTTACAACAACACGGCGACCGACGGTAGCGAAGTAGCAGCGGCCATTCTTTATACCGAGTTGAAAGCAGCTACCGGCGACGCTAAAGGCGTGGTGGTGCACGTTCGCAACTGCGAGGTGTTCAAAGGTGCTTTGACAGGGCTTGATAACCCCGCCATTGCTGACTTGAAACTTTTGAACGTCATCGTTCGCTAACCCATCACTGAATCAGGAGATAAAACATGGCTTCTTTGGATATTTTTAACGGCGATGCGTTTAGCGTTCAATCGCTCACTAAGACCTTGAACGATATACCCCATATGCCGACCCGCTTGGGTGAATTGGGCTATTTCTCAGAGGAAGGTATCAACACCACTACCGTAAGCATCGAGCGTACCGGCACCACGTTGTCGCTGGTTCCAGCGGGTGAGCGCGGTGGTGTAGTTCGCCCAGGCGCAAAAGACAAACGTAGCATGATTCCGTTCCGTTGCGTTCACTTGCCACAGTCGGGCGGTGTCAATGCTGACGAAGTACAGAACCTCCGTACATTCGGCTCCGAAACCGAGTTGGAGAGTGTGCAAAACGTGGTGAACCGTGAACTGCGTCGTATTCGTCGCAACCTGGACGCAACACTGGAATGGCAGCGTATTGGCGCTATCAAGGGTCAAATTCTTGACGCTGATGGTTCTACCGTATTGCTTGACCTTTACAGTTCGTTTGGTGTGACTCAGCAAACACACGCACTGGCGTTAAGCAACAACGCAACCAATGTGCGCAATAAGCTGGTTGAAGCCAAGCGCAAAATTGAAGCTGCACTAGGCGGCTTGAGTTATACAGGTTTGCGCGTGTTGTGCTCACCTGCGTTCTTTGATGCGTTGATTATCAACCCTTCCGTAGTGGCCGCTTACGACCGCTGGAGCATGGGTGAGTTCTTCCGTCAAGACCAGCGCGGTGGCTTCCCGTTCGCTGGCGTGTTCTTTGAAGAATATCGCGGCACTGTTAACGGTAAAGACTTTATCGAAAATGGTGATGCGTACATGATTCCAGAGGGCGTGCCAGACCTGTTCACTATGTACTTCGCTCCGGCAGATTACATGGAAACCGTGAACACCAACGGCTTGCCTTTCTATGCCAAGCAGGAAGCACGCGACATGAACAAGGGTATCAACATTGATGCTCAGTCTAACCCACTGACACTTTGCACACGACCCAATGTGATTGTCAAACTTACTGCGTAAGCATGAATCAGGCTTTTAGCCGATTGACGAACCGAGTCCTTGCCCACTTAGGGCAGGACTCGATTTTGCGGGAGGAAATTGTTACCCCCTCGCGCAAAGTCCACATCAAACATGGGGTGCAATTTACGGGTTACAGCGGCGACCAAATGGCGTCAAAAGGTGACTTGGTGGTGATGAAGTCGGTAGCCACAATTCCAAAAGAGTATGCCCCCAAGGTGGGTGACAGGCTGCAACACCCTGACGGTGACTACGACCTTGATGTGCTGCACATGGACAACGGCTACTCGATTCAATTCATTTTACGCAAACACTACAATGGCTAAAGCACTGGAAGTCACCCTCGACTTGTCCCAAGTGCAAGGGTTAGCCGATGCACTAGGTAAAGTTGACCCTGCTGCAATTAACGCTGGTGCTAGGCAGGTTGTTAATGCCGTGGTGGATAACACCTACGAGACAATCCGACCGCGCATGATTCGCACTATCAACCTGACGGACACCTACCTCAAAGAGCGTATGGAAGTCCACCACGCAAAGGTTTCCACTGGCAACAACATCAATGCTCAAATTGTTGCCCGTGGTGCCAATGACAAATTAACAAGGTTGTTCCATTACGGTGCGTTGATGATGTCCCAGGAAGTTAAACACCCGCGCAGGTCGAAAGGTGATTTTAGTCACCAGAGAAACTTATCGGCGGGTACCAAGGGTGCGGGTGCGATGGTGGAAGTTACCAGAGGTGCGCCCAAGGTCGTTGAGGGTGGGTTCTTTATGCCGCTTAGAGGCACTAACGGTAAAGTGGGGTTGTTCAAACGCAAAGCGGGGCAAAAAAAGTACAAACACCTCTACGCCCCATCGGTTTACCAGCTATTCAAAGCCTACGCTGACTTGAAGTTTACCCAAGGGGTTGAATCCGAGTTGGACGAAAAACTAGCCCTAATGGTTGGCAAAATTATTGACGAGTCCTTGAAATGAACAATTTACTGAATACGGCCAGTGGTGTTGCGGCAGAACTCGCAAGCCGACTGGCAAGCATCAAGAAGTCGAACGGGTACCACACGGACATAGGCGTTCGGGTGCTGCGCGGTCGCAGAAAGATTGATGACAACGCGGTGCCTTGCGCGGTACTGGTGGAAGGGTTGGACGAAGTAACCCCGCATCAATCTCGAATCCCACAGGTGGATATTACGCAGGGTTATGTGTTGGTGGGCTACGACGAGTGCCACCCAGACCATCCGAACGACAAAGCGCACCTGATTTTGAAAGACCTGAAACGTGCGGTGTTCGGTGACGGGATGACCCTTGATAGCAAGGTGCGCAAGGTCGAATACAAAGGGCGCGACATTGGGCCAAGGGCTGATGGTGTGGGCATCGTCTGTGCCAGTATCGAGATTGAAGTCAAGTATGTTGAAGATTTGCAAAATCCTTGACCCCGAAATTTGACCGTTAGCGAATGTTTTTGGCAAGGGACACACTAACGGGGTCAGTGTCCATTGTGACCTAACTTTTATTGGAGAACTTCTATGGCAGCACGCGGTTTTATGGGCGCTGGTGATTTGTACGTGGCGCGTTACAACAATGCAACAGGCGTATTTGACGACTATGTTGGCCCGATTGAAACGAAAAAGTTTGAAATCAAGCCCAACGTGGACATGAAGGAAATGACCTCTAAGGGTCGTTCCACCTACGGTCAGGTGATTGAAACCGTACCTGTACCGAAACCGTTTGAATTTACCGTTGAGTTTGCCGAGGTGAACGCCGAAACTTTGGTCAATGCTTTCTTGGGCACCAAAACCAGCATCAACATTGGCGCTGGTACTATGACCGACAAACAAGTGGTCACTAAAGCGGGCGCATGGGTTGAAATTGGTCACATGAATATTGCATCAGCCGGTTTGGTTGTAACCAATGTGGCTCAATCTACCACTTACGTTTTGGGTACCGACTATGAAATCAACTACCGCTTGGGCATGATTAAAGCCTTGCCAGGTGGGGCGATCCCCGCTGGTGGAACAGTGTCTATTGATGGTTCCTATGGTGCTGTGTCTGGCACTCAGATTGCCGGTGGTACCAATGCTCAGATTCGTGCCAAGTTCCGTTTGGACGGTAAAAACTTTGCCGACAACTTGCCATGCATTGTTGACGTTCACGAAGCGGTTATTGCTGCTGACGGTTCGTTCGACTTCTTGGCTGATGACTTTGCATCGGTGTCGTTGCCTGGTCGTTTGAAAACACCAGTGGGCAAGAGCGAACCCTTCACTGTGCGTTTGCTTGACACCTTGATGTAAGTCAAACCCTCGCATTGGATGGTAAGTAGCGGGGCGCTGACCCCGCTTTTTTGTTTCTAAAAGGTGCTGGCATGGCTAATTCCCCCCGCGACGTAGCGTTTAAGGTTTCCGTTCAAACCCTTGGTACCGAGGGTATCAAGAACCTGCAACAACAACTTTCTGACTTGGCAAAAGAGGGTGGCAATGCTTCACCCGAATTTAAACAACTAGCAGACGAAATTCAGCGGCTTGGGGAACAGGCGAAGGTGGTCAATGCGATTGACAAACTCAGTGCTGAAATTGCCGAAGTTGCCAAATCCGAAGGTGAAGCATCCACCAAAACCAGTGAACTTCGGAGTGAGTTAAGTTCGTTGTCGGATACGACCGAGCGTTTGAGGACTGCTGAAAACAACCTGAAAACCGAACTCGATGAGGCTAAACGTGCCTTGTTTGACAAGGGGCAGGAACTTCGTAAATTCAAAAATGAAGCGACTGATTCTGAGAAAAAAACCGAAGAATTTAAAAACACAGTCAAGGCGTTCAATGCTGAGTTGATAGAAGGTCAGACCAAGGCGCGTGACCTGGCAGATGCTTACAGTAAAGTTAAGCAGGAAACCAAGGAGGCGGCAAATAGTGAAAGCGACCTTGCTCAAAAACTGAATCAAGTTGCGGCTGCGGCTAGTAAGTTGAAGGACGAACTGCGTAGTAAGAATGAAACACTTTCGACAAGCAAAGGTCAATTAGAAGGCTTGGGTTCCAGCTACGAGTCCATCGAAAAGGCAGAGGGCAGCTTGCTGCAACGCTACACCGAATTGGCCGGTGCGATTGAGCGTGAAGCCCAGGAGATTCGCAAGAACAAACAAGAGCAGCTAGAAGCCGCACAAGCCGCTAAACAGGCAGCGGAGGAAAAGCTGGCCGCAGAGCAGGAGTACGCAAGAAAGCTGGCTGTACTAAATGCGCAAGTGAGTTCTGCTGCGAAACAAGCTGCGGAAGAACGAAAGGCTGCTGAACAGGAGTATGGCAATAAAGTTGACATTATCAATGCTGAGATTGCAGCGGCACACAAGCGGGTAGCTGATGTTGCGGCGGCAGAAGCCAAAAAATCGGCTGATGAACGGATTGCGGCAGAAAAGGCGGCTGCGGAAGCGGCTAAACGGACGGCAGAGGAACGAAAAGCTGCTGAACAAGAGTATGGTAACAGGGTGGGTGTTATTAACGCTCAAATTGCAGCGGCTAGAAAAGCTGCGGAGCAAGCTGCGGTGGCAAGCAGTAAACAAGCGGCAGAAGAAAAAATAGCGGCTGAAAAAGCAGTTGTTGACGCTGCGAACCAGACAGCTAATGCGTTATCGGCGGTCGGGGTGCGTTCGTCGGCTCAGATTAAAGCGGATATTCAAAAGGTCAGCGACTCACTGGACTTGTTGAAGCGAAGCGGCACGCTAACTGGTGCCGAGTTGGATGCAGCGTTTAAACAGGGACAGAAGCAGATAAATGAACTCGAACGAGAGTTGCGCGGGGTCAATAACCAACTGACCATTACCGACCGTACAGTGAACTTGTTTAAAACCTCGATGGGTCAATTTACGGCGGGTAATTTGATTGCCAATGGGGTGATGACACTGGCTGAAAAGGTTGGAGAACTTGGTCGCGCCTTTATTACCACGATGGTTCAGGGCGACCAGATGAATCGTGCCATGAACGCGATTTATAAAGACACCAAGTTAGCAGCGTCACAGATTGATTTTTTGCGTAAAGCGAGTGTTGAAACCGGAGTTTCGTTTAGCGAAATCAGCACTGAGTTTGTGAAGTTTTCGGCTTCCATGAACTCCGCAAACATACCTTTGGAACAGTCTAATGCGCTGTTCAAGGCAGTTACCAGTGCTGCGTCAACGTTGGGCTTGGGTACCGAGGCAACCGCTGGCTCGCTCAACGCATTGGCGCAAATGGCATCCAAAGGTACCGTGTCAATGGAAGAATTGCGACAGCAATTAGGCGACCGCTTACCTGGTGTGATGGGCTTAACTTCAAAGGCGATGGGTATCACCGAGGGGCAGTTGGTAAAGCTGGTCGAGTCTGGTCAACTGGCCACCAGGGACTTTATTGTGCCGTTCACCAAAGGTTTGCAGGAGTTGAAAGGTGATACCGATGGTGTAGTGCCGACCATCAATAAATTCAAGTCGGTATTGGCTGGAATCGCACAAGATATAGGGGCTGCGGGTGCTTTAGACGCCTTGAAGGGTGTTGTGATAGGGTTGGGGACTGCGTTAACGGGCGTTTCCGTAATTCTCAGTGGTTTTTTTGAGGTGGTGTTCGGTGGGATTAAAGCAGTTGGTATTTTGACAGGGGGTTTGTTAACTTTGACAAACCCGCTTGAAGCCTTAAAGGATTTATTAGGCGAGTCTAGTGAACGATTTTCAAAACAACGTGAACAAGTTTTGCTGCTTGCCAAAGGTACTGATGAGGCAACTAAAGCTGAACTGGCTAAATGGGAGGCCACCAAAAAAGCCATTGAGGAATCAAAAAACGCAGAAACCATAACCAATGCATACAGCCAAGCGTTGAATTTATCTAAAATTGCGGCTGACTTGACGGCAGATTCAGCGTTAAAAGGTGCGGGAAGTTTTACGCAATTCAATGTTGCGGTAAAGGAGGCTATAGAAAAACAAGAACTCCAATCCGAGGCGGCAAACCGCAACATAAGAGCTATGGAGGAACTTGGCAAAGAGATTGTTCGCATTGCTGAGTTATCCGGTGATGAAACGCTTATTAGAGAAGCGCAAACTAAGGCACTGGATTTACAAGTTGAAGCATCTGAAAAACTTGCTGCAAGTAAAAAAGCGGAGGTTGATTTGTTGGTGTTGCAAAGTCAACGATTACAAGAAGATGCAAAAGAGCGCGGTTTATCAGCGGAACAAATTAAATCTCAAAAAGATGCGATCGAGAAGAAGTTGATTCCGGCGCAATCCGAGTTGGAAGAAATTAAAAAGACAACCGATGCATTGCGTGCCGAGGCTTTGGAGCGCAAATTGGTGTCCGAAGCCCTGAAAGACAATTCGGCTAATGTTGGTAAATACGCTGATGAAGTTACCGGCGCAAAAAACACATTAAAAGAAATTGAAGCACAGGAGCGTCAAGGAATATTGACGAAAGAGGATGTTAAGTACGCACAAGAAATGTTGTCAAGAGCAACCTATCTTTACAACGATGCGATTAAAGATTCCATCGAAAAACTTGACCGTGATACCCAGGCTAAAAAAGCAAACTTAGATATTTCCAGTGCCAAGGCTAGTGTGGGGCAAACCCACTACGAAGCACTCGCAAAGGAGGCAAGGGCGGTCAATGACACTGCTATGGCGACCTACTATGACATTGAAGCCAAAAAGCAGTCCATCAAAGTTCTTGAACTGAAAATGGAAATGGAGCGTTTGCAAAATGCAGCGGCTTTGGCTGAAATCGAGTTGAAAAGAAAGTTGATTGACTCGACCACGGACGAGGGGCGGGCGAAGCTACAACTGCTGGACATTGAGCGTCAGATGATAGAAATTAAGAATATCAACACTAACGCTATCAAATACCAGATAAGTAGCATCGAGTCGGAAATAACAGCATTGCGTACCGGCAATGCTACGCGAGATGCAAGCAAATCGGCAAATGATTCTGACACTTCGGCACGTTTAAAAAACGCATCGGCAACCAACGCTCAAACCGATGCACTGCAACGGCAAGCTGCGGCGGAAAAGGCTGCGGCTGCGGCTGCGGCAGAAAAGGGGGAATCAGATTTTGATAAAAAAATGGGCACTAAGATTTCTATTGGTGCTGATAATAATATGCCTTTTCATATTCGTGACAAATTAAATGCCGGTACGCTAACGGAAGATGATATTAAGAATATGGATACCGTTGCAAAAATTGTGCGTATGAACGCCCAAGCATTGCGTGGTGTCCCTCGGAGCGCAATGGCATATAAAGATGATATTCAGTGGTTGAGCGTTGCTGCAAAGTTAGAGGAAAAATCAGAACAGTTAAAAAAGGAGAAGGCACTTAGGGAGGCAAAGCAAACTCTAGGTATTACTTCTAAAGAAGCAACCGATAAAAAGAACAGTGCAGCAGAACTTTTATACAGCAATAGATTTTCGTTAACCGCTGCTGAACAAGAGCAGCTAAAGAAAATCCCAAAGTTCGCAAGCGGCGGCACACACAAAGGCGGCATACGACTAGTGGGCGAGAATGGCCCTGAGTTGGAGGTGACTGGCCCAAGCCGAATCATTGACGCAAACAAAACCAGAAGCCTACTCAAAGATGCTGAGGCTAACGAGCAAATATTGCTCAAATCAATAGCCGATATTGAAAAGAAAATCAAAGAGTTGGAAGATGAAGCACGTCAACAAGAATGGATAGGGCGTACTCGTGGCTTTTCACGTAGTTTAGAAGCTGGAATAAACAAATTACTAGACGATGCACACCAAGAGAAAATATTGCTGAGTGAGCACAAGGGTAGGCTGATGGCTAATGCCAAGGCAAAGCGCGAGCAAGAGTTGTTGCTTTTATCTGCACCTCCGCCGCCGCAAAAAACCGATAGTCAGCGAGCAGAGGATGCAGCGAGATTGGAACGTGAGCGCATTGACGCACACATTAAAGCGATGGGGGCTAAGTCCACCCCTCCGACGACAAACCAACCGACCGTAGGCAAAACCTACACCGTCAATATCAATCTGAACGGCAAGAGTGCGGCTATCAATACTGCGTCCGACAGTGACGCGCAACGACTTACCGAACTTCTGAAATCACTTGAAAACGTATCGAGGAGAACTTTCTAATGGCTATCACTTTGACCTTCCAGGGGGAGACTATCAATCTTCACCCTGACCTTAAATGGGCTGACGAACACGACTGGCACCCCGTAGAGCAGTCTATACAGCGCACTATAACTGGCGCTTTGATTGTGAGCAGTGCTGCCCGCACCGGAGGGCGACCCGTCACCTTGCAACCAGAGGATGAGGATACCGCATGGATGACCGCTGAAACATTAGCCAAGTTGCGAAACTTTGCCGTAGTGCCTGGACGGGTGATGCAACTTACATTGCGGGGAGTGGTGCGTAGTGTGATTTTCAGGCATCACGACAACAACGCGATTGAAGCCAATCCGGTTGTTTTTTACAACGATGTTTCAAACGCTGACTGGTACCGCATCACCCTAAAACTGATGGAAATTTAAATGGCAATCCTGACACAAGACATAAAAATCCTTAAATCGGCGGTGATGAACGATTCCACCGATGGCGGCGGTCGCATGACGGGTGTACCCGTTGTGGACGGGCAGAGCAATAGCCTGTTCCCCGACACCTCCGCTATGGATAGAGCCTTTGGGCGGGTGCAAATGCGTAAGGTCTTTGGCGTAGCACACACCAACGACACCGATACTCTTATGGGCGCTCATGCCATCATTACCGATACACCCGATGACGAGAATGTGCATTGCACACTGATGAAAACTACGAATTGGGGCGACCAGCGCAACTCGGCAAAGGAGTTGATTGAGCGTTACCTTGTTAAAGGCCCACGCTCATCATGGCGCATTTACGACACGCACTATGAAGGCTCTGCAAGACTTCGCCTATACGCTTTCAGCAATCTGCAACCACCTGTCAGCGGTGAATCGTTGTGCCTGATTAATCCGAACGGGCAAGAGTTGTACGTTCGTATTTTGCGTGTCAAGGCGTTTACAGAAAAGGTCTATCTGCAAGAGGGTAGCGGTACGGTTGAAGCAAACGCATCCTTTATTGAGTGCGATTTGGGGCAAACGCTGGTGATGGATGTGTACGGCCCTCCTATCGTGCGAACGGGGCTTAATGAAACTCAGTATGCGATGGTGTACTCCACCGTTTTAGCAACGGGCGTGAAGTTCTATGGCACAAAGGCGCTCGGCTTTGAGGGTAAGGTTGGCGACTTTAACGTGGAAACTGACGATGGGATTTTCACTCCATTGGTTCCTGCGGCAACCGTTGAAACGGCAGTGGTTGACCAGTACCCGTTAATTGACCGTGTTGGATTTGTCAATACAGGCTACGGGACGATAGATACTATAAACGGCGACGACTCTAATAAACTGGTTTACACCTACGGGCAAACCATCACTTTACCAACACCTGTTGCACCTAAAACATTACGGGTGCTTACATGGATAGCAACCGAGTTGTGTAAGGATGTGGGCGATGGTGAAATTAAAAATAGCGGCGGCACGTTGGTTGCGAGGATTGACTACGCCACAGGCATCATTACGTTTGTACAAAAAAGCGCGGTTGGTGGCAACCCACTTTATTTTCAATACACACCCGCATCAAGGGCGGGTGCAGCCCTTAAAACGGATGCTATTGAGGTAACAACCATCAATCAGGGGTTGGCATTTACCATCAACCTTGTGCCAATTCCAGCCCCGTCAACCTTAACCATTGACTATATGGCACAGGGGCGGTGGTACACGTTAGTTGACAACGGCACTGGCAAGCTATCGGGCGGCGATACGGCATACGGTACGGCAACCGTCAACTACACCACTGGCTCAGTGGTAATGACGCTTGGGGCTATTCCCGATGTGGGTAGCTTCATCATATTTAACTTTGGTGCATCAGGTACGGCTGTTGCCCCCGCTGTGGAAACCCTACCTACACGATTCAGTACAGACATTGATTTGGGCGCTAATCGGATTTCGCTGGCTTCGGTGAAGTTCACGCCGTTAAATGCTAGTGGCAACCCACAAGACACCATAACACTAGATGCTGCGGGTAAAGCCTCAATCGGTGAGTGCGTGGTTACAGGAAATGGGAAGTTCAGATATACATACCCTCAGTTTTTGGCTAAAAAAATCAGGGTTGAGTGGCAAGAATATGGTGATGCGCGAACTGCTGTAATAACACCCGAGTTACCCGGCGGTTCCGGTATCAGCAATACCTTCACCCTGACCGATTCCCCCGTTATACCTAGAACAGTGTCTTTTCAAGTTGCCTTAACACCACCGAATAATCATAGATTACAGGCAGGTAGCACACAACCTACTACTGTTAGAGACAACGGCGCTGGAAAGCTGATACTTCCCCGCTGGAGTCAAGTTGATGCTGAGGTAGGCACGATTGACTACACCACAGGTGTTGTTACTTTGAACACGGTAAACCTATTGACAATCGAAACCTACTCGGTAGCGGTTAAGCGTTATAGTTCGGGTGGCAATATAGAGACGCCGTTTACAAATACGTTTTCGTGGGATAGCATAACCTCTTATAGAAATTCAAGCGCTGATGTTTCATTAACAACTCGACTAGAGACTGTTAAATACAGCGGTGAGATGGGTGATGTAAAGACACTGGACGTTGTAACAAACCAGTGGTATTTGCAGCTACCTACTAATTTACAAACAACGGGGCTTGCGTTAACCCTCGCTGGTCAACTATTGACCGCTAAAAATGGCACACTTTTCAAGGATTGGAATTATGCTAATGGTGCTGCTACGGCGGTTGGGACGGTTGCTAACAATGGCTTGGTAACGATTGAAGCGCAACATCAGACCAATGCAATTACATGGTTAAATGCGGCAGTTACCACCACTGGTGACTCTGTTACGGCGGGTATATTCCGCACAGCCAATGCGCCACTAAAGCAGGGTATTTTCCAGTTAATTGACTCCAGTAACCGCGCCTTGCAAGTCAATGTGGACTACCAGCGCGGCATTGTGCGCTGGACTGTTCCGGGTGCAGTCGAAGGGTATTCGCCTTGGTACGTGCAAGCCTCCACCCTGCGCTACAACGCTGTCTATCTGGAGTACCTGCCGCTTGAGGCATCCATCCTTGGGCTGAATACTGCACGCTTACCGCTGGACGGTAAAGTACCCGTTTACCGTTCGGGCGACCTGTGCGTAGTGCATAACACACTGACGCTGGAACTTCCAAACCCACTGGTAAAAGGCAGTGCATACACCATGCGCGAACGGTTGGCATCGGTACGTGTCAAGGATGCGCTTGGTGTGGTGGTGCCTGATACCAAGTATGAGCTTGACCTGAACGCTGGCACGATTACATTCCCCGTAGGCATATCCATTACCAGCTATGCACAGCCGTTCACGGTAGAACACCGTATTGAGGATTTGCTGCTGTGCAGCCAAGCAGATATTAGTGGGCGTTTGCGCTTTACCCGAAGCCTGACGCACAACTTCCCCGCTAATACCTCCTTTGTTTCCAGTGCCTTGCCGTTTGGCGATTTGTTTGCGCGTTTCTATAACGTAGTGGAACAGCAAACATGGACGAACGAATGGAGCGATAGGCGCATTGGCGGGGCTATGACCGCTAACTTTAACGAAACCGATTACCCAATTCAGGTAACTAATCGCGGCACGATTAAAGAGCGTTGGGCGGTGATTTTTACAGGTTCAACAACCTTCCGAGTGGTGGGCGAATCGGTGGGTGAGATTGGCTACGGCAACACCTCAGACGATTGCGCCCCGACCAATAACGCTACAAGCGCACCGTACTTTGTCATCCCCGCATTAGGTTGGGGCGCTGGCTGGTCTGTGGGTAATGTGCTGCGCTTTAACACCGATGCTTGCGGCGCTCCGTTTTGGATTGTGCGAACGATTTTGCAAGGCCCTGCGAGCGTGGAGAGCGACAAGTTTGCGCTCGCGTTCCGTGGCGATGTGGATAGACCCTAATTTTTTGAGGAAGTGAAAATGACTGCTGTTAAATACTTTACCAACGTAATGGAAGGCGCACCCCAACTATCAAATACGTGGGGCTGTATGGTGGACTTGCTGGATGCTTGCCTTATTAATGGTTTTAATCTGAAACCCGTTACCGGCATAACAAGAACGGAGGGCGTTGCTACGGTCACGATTGATGCGGGGCACTTGTACCAAGTCAATCAGGTGGTGCTAATTGCGGGGGCTAACCAAGCGGAGTACAACGGTGAGAAGCGGGTGCTGTCTGTAACTACTACCACCTTTACCTATGCCGTAACAGGTACACCAGCTACACCCGCAACGGGCGACACGCTAACCGTAAAGGTTGCGCCCTTGGGCTTTGAGAAGGTCTTTAGCGGTGTAAATAAGGGTGTTTACCGTAGCAAGAATGTACTGAGCAATCGCCCTTACTTGCGCGTGGATAACGCTTGCCACCCTAATTACACCACCACCTATGCCAAAAAGGCAAAAGTGGGTATGGCGCAGGGCATGAGCGACATTGATACGGTGGTGGGCGCACAAGCCCCGTTTGACCCGTTATCCCCGAAAAAGAATTGGGAAACCACTGGAACAGGTAACACCGTGGTTGACGGTTGGTATAAGTGGTACTACGCACGACACACATCCAGTTGGGCTGATGAGACTCGAGCATCGGAAGAATATAACCGACCTTGGGTTTTAGTAGGGGATGACAGGGGGTTTTATTTATTTACTGAACATGGAACACAAGAGGGTGGCGCAGGTCGTTGTGGTTACTGCTTTACCGACTTTGAAAGCTACCGACAAGGCGACCCGTTCAATACGCTTTTGGCGGCAACAGAATTTTATGCGCAAGCAAATTACAGCACGAACCGTTACGGTTCTACTGCGTACAACTGGTTCAATCGCACACTTGATATGACAGGAAAAATCCTGATGCGTGACCATACGCTTTTAGGTGGCAATCAGCGCGTAGGTCTAACATCACTCAATACCAATAACGGACAAACTATTAGCGGCAGGGCTACGGGCATACCGTTCCCCAACCCTGTTGATTACTCACTGATACTGCACCCCACCTACCTAATGCAAGAGGGCGGTAAAGGCTTGCGTGGGAAGTTGCCCGGCCTCATGTGGGTGCATAACGACTACCCCCTGCAAGACCTCGATATTGTGGAGAACGTGGTTGGCTATGCGGGGCGTAAGTTCCTCATGGTCAAGATGAACTATGAGAGTGAGAACGCTTCCTCGACAATGGCGCTGGATATAACAGGGCCTTGGTGGTGATATGTGGTGGACTGCTGCACCCAATTTAACACCCGTTGCTGCGTGGGACGCTGTGCGGGTTGATGGCGCTCAACTGCTAGATGGCGTGGGCGATAACCACATTACGGCTTCTGCAACTTTAAAGGTGAGCGATTACCAGTTCATTGGCGTTGCGGGGAATAGTAATCCGATGGCACTAACCACTCCGATTCCCATGCCAAGCGTGGGTGTGGTTGCTGGTTTCTGGTCACCCCAAGAAAGGACTCATGACTTGGTTCTGCTAGGTCAAGAACTCAACCGTGGCACAGGTTACGCAATACACATGGGCACCGATAGAAAGTGGTATATCTACAGCACAATTTATGGCTACGGTGCTTACGGTAGTTACGGCGAGAGGGGTACGCGTTACTTTGTAGCAATGGTCACTCGCGGTTCCGACTCGGTTCTTTATGTCGATGGGAATTTGGTTGGCGACCCTGTGAGTAGCAGCTACATCATGCAGCAAATTGCACAAGTTGGTTTTGAAGGGGCCGGCGGTCTGCACAATTTGGATGCCGATGAATATTTACACGCGCTTGGTGTGTGGACAGGCGTTGCTACCCAAGATGATATTAAGGCGATTGAAGCGGCAGCGCGACTGGCTTTAAAAGGTGTCAGCACCACTTACCGTGGCTTTGCCCCATTGTTAGGTCGTACCGATAGCAACCTGCCACAGCTAACTTTGCCGAACCCTGCGCCACCCCGTTTTGTGGGCGCAACACTAACACGGCGGGATTACCAGTTTGGCGGTAACGGGCGCATTGCGGGTACGGTAAAGGAAAAGGGTACACCAGACCAACCCTTGCAGCGGCGGGTACAGCTTTACGATGAAACCAGCAAGGTTATGACCCGCGAGGTATGGAGTGACGCGCAAACGGGCGCATACCTTTTCGAGAATATCGACCCGAATTTAACCTACTCGATTATCAGCTACGACTACACAGGCACGTATCGGGCGGTGATAGCAAACGGGCAAAAAGCCACAACTTAACTAACTGGAGAAAATGATGCAACCTTTAAAAAACTGGTCTAAGGGCTACTCAACTGGCATGGCTAACTCTGATGCGGTACTCAGTGCCGAGGGTATGCCAATATGCCGAATGGTCGAGCCTGTTGTGCCCAATGCCATTGACCTGATATTGGCGGCACCCATGATGCGAAACGCATTGGTTGATTTGGTGCAGTGCATCCTATCGGGCGGCGACCCTACAGAAAAGAACGAGCAAGGCGTTAGCCTGTTGATGCAAGCACAGCAAGCCATACCCAAGGTCTAACCATGTTCAGCATCTTGTCTATGGCGGC